AAATGAACGTTGAACTGAATAGTGCAGATTTATTGGTAGTCGCTGGCAACGGTGTGTTTGTGAGGATGATATGAGCTTTGGAAATACAATTAAAGATGGGACTGGTAATTCTTATTGGTTGCTGGTGGATAGTGAGGGACGGTTAATAGTATCCCCTGGATTTACTCCGGGTTTGAGTGCAGAGGAAACGGCTAATGATAGTGACAAGTCATTTACTGTTCCAGCCAATACAGAATGGATGATCAAATCTATCTGGGTAGAACTTATAACCACTGTATCAGCGGGTGATAGGCAGATGGAAATACAGATCCAGGATGATTCTGCTGATGTTATAGGGTCAATAAGAGCAGGTATAATTCAGACGGCTAGTTTAACTCGATATTATCTGTTTGCCTTAGGAGTTGCTGATTTGACAGCATTTAGAGATACTGATCATCTGACTACTCCTATTCCCGAATTGTGGCTGCCAGCATCTTATGTTTTGAGGGTCTTTGATAATGCTGCTGTAGATGTTGCTGCTGACGATATGGTTGTCCAGATAAGGTACGCTTCGAGAGCCGTTTAGCAAGTTTAGTATTATATGAGGATAGTTGTAGGTGATATTGAATCCAAGGTTTACACAAAGGACGTGCGAGTGCTCGGTATCATTCGTACTGTTTGTCGTGCCAGACCAGCAGGATTTCAGTTTATGCCTAAGTTTAAGAAAGGTCTGTGGGATGGTTACATATCACTTATGTCATCTCATAGGTCATTTCCAACAGGTTTGTTGGGCTATGTTGTTCCAGCACTGAATAAGAGAGGGTATAAGGTAGACATAGATTGGGGGGACCATCATACTGATGCAGTCTATACAGTTACACCTGATATGTTAATAGGTATAACTCTCAGAGATTACCAAGTCGATGCAGCCAATAAACTATTAGGAGCACGTAGAGGTATAGCTAAGATGGCTACAAATTCTGGTAAGACTGAGGTTATGGCGGCTATGCTCAAAGTGTTAGATAAACGTGCTATCATTATAATTCATCGTAAGGAATTGTTACATCAGACAGCAGAGAGATTGGAAACTAGACTAGGTAGATCAATAGGTAAGATAGGAGATGGTATACATCAACCTAGTATAATTACAGTGGCCATGATACAAACATTACACAATATGAAAGGACATTACTCTTATCAGGATTATTTCCAAAGTCAGGAAGTGGTCATGGTAGATGAATGTCATCATACATCCTCAGATCAGATGATGGACGTTTTATACCAGATATCAGGTAAATATAGATATGGGTTTAGTGGCACTCCATTAAAGAATGATGTCCTAGCAGATATGAAGCTCATTTCCATTACTGGCAGGGTTATATACGATCTGGGTAATGCAGAACTTATAGAGCAGGGCTATTCTGCTGTTCCAGAAGTCATTGTACATGAAGTGTATTCCCCTGAAAAAGCAAATTGGGATATGGATTACCATGTAGCCTATGATAGATTGATAGTAAATAATCATCCTAGGAATAGGATTATAAAGGCAGTGGCAGAAGATAGAGATGGTATAGTTTTGATCCTGGTTACGAGAATTGAGCATGGAGATACATTGAAGAGGATGATACCAGGATCAGTATTTGTACATGGTGGTATAACTACAAACATACGCCAGAACGTACTAAAACGCATGAAATCTGGGCGATCAGGGGTTTATATAGCGTCTACCATCTTTGATGAGGGTGTGGATGTTCCTGACGTAAATATTATGGTTTTAGCAGGTGGCGGTAAAAGTGATATTAAGTTGCTGCAACGAATAGGTAGAGGTCTCAGGAAGAAAGAGGGAAGGAATATAATAGAGATACATGACTTCTTAGACGATACTAATGAATACCTTCTGAAGCATACTGAGGAGCGTATAGATGTATACACAAGGGAAGGGTTTAAAGTCAAAATTGACAAAGCTGAAACCTCAATTAGCGATACAGTATGAGAGAGAAAGTGAAAGTTTGTATGGTGAACCAGTATATGTTCACGAAAAGATGTATGACCTGTTTGCCAGGACAGAGACAAAGCTAAGAAAGAAGGGGATATATCCAAAGGAATACGCACATAAGATTACATTCGGATTTATTAACTGGATAGATAAAGAGGGCTGGAGTTATTTACCAGTTAATGTATTCTGTAGTGATTATGCTATAAATATTTATACAGAGCGTTATGGTAATGATCAGTATGAGAGTAGTCCTGATGAGGATATAGATGAAGGCGTTCTGTTAGATGAAGAATTGAAAGTAGCTAGGTATTATATTCAATGCAATATAGATGATGGGTATAAGATATTTAGTCAAGTTGTAAAAGAGTTGTCCCCAGTATTGAGTAAAGAGTGGCTAGACTTATACCGTAGAAAGAAGAGAGCAAAGTTAACCAGTAGTGCATTGGATATTTTATCAGAAGAAAATGGTCGATACATATCAAAGTATAGTGACTTAATACTAGAGTAGTATGAAGATGTATAATGAGCATTTATCCCTACAATAGGCAGTTCCGGCTAAAGATAATATCTCTGTGTTTGGATGATGCTTGGATGTCCAGGACAGGTTCAGTTATCATATCCCCTGATTACTTTGAATCAGATGATGAGATAGAAATAGTCACTGCCATACTAGAATATTATAAGTTATACAAACAAGCTCCTACTGATCCTGATGATATCACTGTTCTGTGTAATGGAGAGTATGGGGATACGATCTATACTATATTTGAAGAGGATTATGATTTACACCTAGCGAAAGATGTAGCAGTACAGTGGGCTAGGGAACAGGCAGCTAAGATTGCCATTCTTGAGAGTATAGATGACGTCAAGAGAGGTAGACTAGCTCAAGTTCTAGACAGGATAGAAGAAGCTGTATCAGTGGGAGATGACTTAGCTTTTCCAGGTATAGATGTAATAGATGATATAGACATATGGTTGTACCAGCAGTGGATAGGAAAGATCAAGACAGGTTGGCCGCATGTAGATATCCATTTAGGAGGAGGATTGGCAGCAGGTGAGTTAGGGATAATACTAGGTCCATCTAATAGAGGTAAGTCAATGGCCTTAGTCAATATAGCTTATGGTGCTGCTAGTATCGGTTCAGGTAAAAATGTAGTTATTTTCACTCATGAGATGTCCTATAAAGTATATGCCAAGAGGTTAGCAGCTAGGATGTTGTTCAGATTTCCAACAGTAGGTGGTGATCTGACAGTATATGAGGCTGATGTAAAAAATGTCGCCAAAAAACTAATGCCGGGTAAGATCAGAATTATAGGTGGTATGAGGATGACCACTAATCAAATAGAAGTGGCATTAGACAGAATGATAGCAGAAGGGTATGATTTCCAATTGATTATAGATGATTACCCTGATTTAGTTATACCACCTAGATTTAGGAAAGAGAGACGCTTTGAGATAACAGAGACGTATGAGTGGTTTAGGAGGACAGCAGAGAAGTATAATGTACCTGTATGGGGTGCATCACAGGCTAATAGAGCAGCTTATCGTAAAGAGGTAGTATCATTAGAGGATATAGCAGAAGACATAGGCAAGGTCAATCTTAGTGATATAGTAGTAGCTCTATGCCAGACCAAGAAGGAAGAAGAGAAGGATAGATGTAGGCTATTCTTAGCAAAGGTTAGGGATGGTGCCAAGGGTGCTATGTTCGATGCTAAATATTACCCTAGACAACAAGCTATTATAACTACTGGGATTACCAAGAGGAGAGAGAAGGAAACTGATGTGTGAAATAAGTTTTAGTGAGAAGTTAGGTGAGGTCCATGTTCATAGTAGTCCTCAAGTGCTATCATTCAGTTTGAAATATGGTCAAGGTATAGGATGGTTGTGCTATATTCAAGAATCTAGGTTTGTTGAAGTACATACAGGTACAGGAGGTACATGGCATGAAGCTATGGATAAGGCATTACATAGCTTAAAATATGAGAAGGAACAATCTAATGCGTAATTTAACAGAAGAAGAATATGAAGTAATAGATTTATTAGGACAAGCAGCTACAAAGTTTAGAGTATTAAAACCGGTTCATCCTAGTGATACAAGTGAATTTCAAATATATGTGCATGCATGTCAGAATATAGTGCTGGCCAGACCTGGAACAGAGGAAGTCATAGGGATGGACTTTGATGATTATCCAAAAAGGACTGGAAAGTACCCAAGAGAGTAGAAGATGCGTGATATACAGGACTTTATCTATAAGACATTTGAAGATGTTATTCCATACCAGAGAGGAGTAGAGTTAAGAATCCATTGTCCATTTTGTATAGATAGGGCAGGTACAGAGGATACGAAACATCATCTTCACATCAACTTATCCAAAGAGGTATGCCACTGCTTTAGGTGTGATTACAGTGGAACCTGGATAGGCTTAGTGATAGATGTTACTGGTAAGAGTTATGCACAAGCACTAGGAGAATTATACAAAGTTCCTAGTCCATCCAGATTCGATTCTATAGATTCAATATGGACTGCTAAAGCAATAAAGAAGGCTATAAGACAGGTAGAGTTACCAGGAGACTTTTTACCATTACATGAGAGTTGTAAAATGGGCTTAGTAATCAATGCTATAAGGTATCTTAGCAATAGGGGATTTAGAAGAAAGCAGTGGGAACAACATGGATTGGGAATAGCAGAGAGTGTAGGAGTCAGGGTAATAATACCTGTAGAGGATAGATACTGGCAAGCCAGAGCACTATATCCATTCCAAGAGCCAAAATACGTCAATCCAGATATTGAGTTAGGAGATGTTCTATTCAATTCTATAGCTCTAAAATTATATGATGAGGTAGTGATATGTGAAGGTGCTTTTAGTGCCATAGCAGTAGGGGATAATGCAGTAGCTCTGTTAGGTAAGAATGCTAACGATATGCAGATGTCTCGTATAACTGGCTCAGATGTTGAGAGGTTTATCATTACCATTGAATCAGGGGCAGAAGAGAGTATGATTGAAATAGCCGATACTCTTATGGCTACAGGTAAAGATGTTGTAGTATGGCATTATAAGGAAGGTGATCCAGCTGATTCAGGCAATTATGAGGAATCAGATTATGATTTTGGTACTAAATTGAAGATGTTATTGGAGTAGAAAATGTCAATAAGAAAGAAGTTGTTAGTTAATATCAATCAGTCTAAGAATACAAGGATGGATGTATCTATAGATAGTATAAAAGGAGGGTGGAAAACTGATATACTTACTCATATGAGTCGTTATGACAAGATAGCAAGTTTAATGATAAGTGAGTCTAAGAGGTTAGGAAGACCTATTACCATTTTGGATCTAGGTTGTGGAGAATTATGGCCTTTAAGGGTGTTACTAGTGGCCTATTGGGTGAAGAAATCAGAAGTAGTTAGCAAATTTACGGGTTATGATATCGATCCTGCATGTCTCAAAGAGCATAAGTATTGGCCAAATTCAGGAGGAGCTATCAACGATAGTAAATGGTTGAAGCTTTTCAATGGAGAGGTAAGAATTCAGGATTTGACTGTAGAACCTGAATTGGATATACCAGATAGTTCGATTGATTTCTTCTATTGTACAGAAGTAATAGAGCATATGAAACCAGAGTTTGTAGAACCTTGGTTATCAGATGTATGTAGAACTATGCGTTCGGGTGGTTTGGCTTATATCAGCACTCCTAATAGTGATGGAAGTAATAAGAAATTACCAAAGGATCATGTATATGAGTGGGGGTATGATGAGTTGTGGGATCTCTTTGAGTTGTATTTTGATGTAGAATCTGTAGTAGGAACCTTTGCCAAGATGCCTAGTATAAATAAAGCACAGAAGGAGTATTTGGCAGGAGATAGGGAAGAAGGTTGGGAGGATTGGCAGGTGAAATTGATAGAGGAGAGATTTGGTAATCAGTGGAGAAGAGTTATATTAGCTGTACCATATCCTGATGTAGCGAATAACTGTGCTTGGATGTTACGAAAGCAATAAATAATAGGAAAATGGTACACTTGTACTAGATTGCAATAGTACTTTTGTACTACTTTCGTGCTTTTTATGAAAAATGTGTTATAATTACATTGCGGGTCAATCCGCACTAGAAACAAGCAAGCATAAGTAGATTTGTAAGGAGATGACGTGAACGAGAATACTTTAGTAAATGGTAAGAAGTATTGGTTAGGTGCGTGTTGGGGAGTATATGAGGTAGAATCTGATACTTTCTCTCTTGGTAATTGTTTCGTTTATCGTTACGATACCATTTTTAATGACTGGAAGGTAGCTAACAGCTAGTACAGCACCACTTAGAAGTATACTGACGTTAACATATTTGTAAGGAGCAAACTAGTGAGTGGAAGTAAATTTGTCGTAAAGCTCAAGAATAAGCCTAAGTCTAAGAATAAGGCTGGCAAACTGAGCACTACTCAACTTCTCAGGCAATTACCAAGGCAGTATGAAGATGTAGAGATCAGAGATGCAGTAGTAGGTGATTTAGTTGCTATAGAGGGAGTCAAGGTTGCTGGTTTTGATAGTACCAGGAATGTTGTAGAGGGAGCTACTATCGAGAATGTTAAGAGCATAGAGGTTATATCCAAAGCTGTTCCTAAGAAGAAAGGTGCAGATGAGAAATATGATCCTCTAAGATGGCCACAATCACCACCTATTATCGACCTCATGGAAAACTTCGATGAACCTGACTGGTTCGATACTATGGTGTTTATGGTGGATCATGGCAAGCATATAGCTTTAGAAGGTCCACCAGGGGTAGGAAAGGATACAGCAGTACAACAGTTAGCTGCTCTGAAAGGCGTTTCACTGGTTACAGTTGGTGGAGATGCTGGTTTCAGACGTAGAGATTTAGTAGGGACTACTCATATTTCCAATGGTACTTCATTCTTTGAAGTAGGTGAGTATGCAGCAGCAGCTATCAATGGTTGGTGGGTACTACTCACAGAAGTTAATGCCGCTGATGCAGATGCACTGATGTATATAAATGCTCAGTTGGCACCTCCTTATGTAGTGACTATGCAGGGCAAAGCATATCCAGTCCATGATGACTTTCGTATATTTGTCAGTTACAATCATGGGCTGATTGGCACCAAGCCATTACCTCAGTCATTCAAGGATAGGTTCTTTTCCATTAAAGTTCCGTTCTTCACTGAGTCACAGCTAAAGCGTAGATTACTATCAATGGGGATGAGGAAACTATCCTCTACTGATTATCCAAACTCTGCTATTGTGCAGTATGGTGTCAAGATGTGGGATGCACATGAGAGAGGTCATATGAGGTATCAGATTACTACTAGACGGTTAGCTGATGCTTTACTCCTAATCAACGTGCTTGATATGGCACCAGATGAGGCTATTAGAGTAGCAGTCATTTCGGCTATTGATAGTCCTGTTGAGAGTAGAGCAGCTAAGAAGGTTCTAGAGGAAGTAATGAGAAGATTACCAAAACCTACTAGATTGACAGATAGAGATATTGAAGCAGGGCTAGAGGTAGTCGGTGCTGATATAGATTCACTGATAGTAGCTAGGAAGGTTCTAGATGGTATCACACCAGGAGATAACTAATATGGCTAGAGGAGATATCCAATATAGGCGTAGTAGGAGTACAGGTGGTGGTTCTAGTTATGACTATGATGATGAAGGTAGAGGAACTAGTAAGACATTGTTTGAGGAATTTTCTCGTCTCTTTGAAGCATCAGGTTATAGTGAGGACTGGTTGCTTAATATTAGGGGTGCAGAGAATGTACAGGATATGGCTATAGGTCTATATGATGCTAGATTATATCACTACATCCATAATATGACCTGGAGATATAATATCCATGATTGGGCTTTTAACAAATTTGAAGATCCGTCCAATAATGATGGTCGTGTCAGACGTCTGGTTATTAAGAAGTGTGGAGTACCTACGTGGTTGCTATTCCAAGAACATGCTCATAGAATATGGGAACGACAACGAGAGTTAGATGAGCAAGTATCTGCTGATAGATCAGAGCGACACGAACATAAAATGGCAGCACATAAGGCTAAACGTATTAAGAGACAGACTGATGAAGTTGTTTCGGTCAAGAAAGCTGCTCAGTTGATATCAGGAGCATTACAGGCTGATTTCCAACACGCATTTTCGTCAGAGGAAGTATATGATTTGCGTGAAGGTGACTGGCTAGATGATCCTGTTATGGGCTATGCCACTGGTTATGGATTTGCAGAAGAGGTTAGAAAACCATCAGGTATTAAATTGCAAATTACAGTATCCATAGATATGTCCAATTCTATGTACTATAACAAGGTAGACAAGGTTGCTGCTATTGCTTTTCGTGATTTATATTTGGCACTGGAACAGCTAAAGGATGAACATCCTAATGACCTGTTTATATGTGCATTTACCTTTTCCAAGAACGGCTATTCAGAGAATAATAAGGGTAGGAATGTTAATAACCTGACTATAAACAAATGGTACGGTAAAGATCCAGAGATTAGGCATAGTACAGAAGAATCTTTAGGTGCAGTTCGTATGTTTGGAGAGGTAGAGGGGTATCATTCCTTTGATGGGGAGGATACATGGTTCTACCCATTATTCACTAAGATAGAGGAGTGGGAGGACGAATTCTCTGATTCAGGAGCACTGAAGCTAGATATTATCCTAACTGATGCAGTTATAGAGCACCCAACAGATATTCGTAGAAGTGATGTTATCCAAGAACGTAGGGATGGCACACTACACACTGTAATGCTCAACTTCTTACCTGAAGGTGAGTGGGTGAATAGCGATCTGCCAATGAAATGTGTCCAGTATCATGCAGATCCAGAGGATTTAGGTGGGTTGCTCAGAAATATTATATCTGAGTTTGTGAATGTGTATTTATGAAGTTGAGGTTGCGCACTTTGAAATTTTCAGTTATAATTACATTGCAGTTGAACTGCATAGACGTTAATAGTTGTATAGGAGATTTGTAAGGAGACACAGGTGTCCATAGACGTATTTGATGACGTAAGATTTGAAGGAGCCTTGACCATTGCTCTTGAAAAGAGTGGTCTTAGTTGGCGGCAAGCTGGCTATCAGAGGGGAGAGCTACATTTCCATATTCTTGTCAAGGAATTATCTAGTAACCTAAGCGTTGGTATAGAAGTCAATTCTAGTATTCGTACTGATGGTATATCGGCTGGTACAGGTGAGGATAGTATTAGAGCCTGGATAGCTGATCAGGATGGATTTCCATTAGGAAACAAAGTTCAGAAGTGGGTTACTAGGGTACCTGGGTGGGAACAGAGACTATTAGATATGTTATCCAAACTTATTACTATGGCTCAGTCTATAAATATATGTCCAGATTGTAATGAAGTTGAGAAGGTTTGGATAGTCAAGAAAGATGGTGCCAATAAGGGTAGGATATTCAAGAATTGTGAAAACGGTTGTGCTTTTATCTGGTTGGATGAGGTAGAAGAGGATGCACCAGACTGTCCAAATTGCCAGAGACCGATGGTCAAGAGGACAGGTCATAAGGGTGACTTTTGGGGATGTAGGGGATATCCAAACTGTAGGGGAACCAGGAATATTGATGGTGATGAGCCTCATTGGAAGAAGCTAGAGAGAGAACATGAAACGGCTAAGGAAACTAATGAAAACGGCTCAAATTCAGTGAAACAGTCCTTAAAGGATAAGATCCATAGTATACTACCTGGAACAGCCAAAAATCAGCAAGTTATATCTAAGGATAAGGATTTTACTCCTAGTCCATTCCAACAGGCAATATTTGATTGGGTGAGTAGTCCTGGTAAGAATCTCATAGTAGAAGCAGTAGCAGGTTCAGGTAAGACTACTACAGGCGTCAAGATGTTAGAGCTAGTGCCAGCTAACCAGCGGGTATTGTTCGTTGCATTTAACAAGCATATCGCAAAGGAATTAGCTAAGAGAGCACCTAGTCATGTGAGAGTGACTACCTATCATAGTCTTGGATTTAAAGCAGTAAGACAGGCTTATGGCAAAGTCGATCTTGATACTAGAAAGGTTAGGAGATTACTAGAGGTCTATTTTGACAGGACACAGTACAGTTTGATATCTCCAGTGAGACAGATTGTATCCTTGGTCAAGGCTAATCTAGTGGAAGATCTTTCCTATGAGGGTCTCAGTCAATTGGTAAACTATTACGATATAGCTTTAAATAGTGATGAGAGGACAGTATATCAGGCAGTAGAGTATGTTATGGCTAAGTGTACAGCCAATACTAACACTATCGACTTTGATGATATGTGCTACTTCCCTATTTATCACAATCTACCAATGGAAAAGTATGATTTCATATTTATAGATGAGGCTCAAGACACAAACAAGAACCAGATAGAATTAGCATTAAAGTGTGCTCATGACGATACCAGGATAGTAGCTTGTGGAGATAGGTACCAGTCCTTATATGGATTCAGAGGTGCAGATGTCCAGGCTATCCCCAATCTCATAGAATCACTAAGTGCAGACACTTTACCATTATCTATTACATATCGGAATCCTAAGTGTGTTGTTAGTCTAGTCAACGAGAGATTTCCACATATTCCCTTACATGCAGCAGATTGGGCAGAAGAGGGACAGCTACAGACATTACCATATAGCCTAGCTTTAGATAGAATGGCTAGTAGCGATATGGTCTTATGCCGGAATAATGCACCTTTGGTGAGACCAGCATTTGCTCTCATTAGAAATGGAATCAAGGCAGTTATCAGGGGCAGAGATATAGGCAAAGGACTGATTTCTCTCATTCGCAAGATGGAAGCTGATGACGTTTTTGACTTATCAGAGAAGCTAGTAGAGTATGAGGATTTGGAGGTAACTAAGCTATTATTAGCCAAGAGGAGTTATGCAGCACAGACTATACAGGATAAGGTTGAAACCATCCTGGCTATAGGAAATGGATGTCAGTATATCCATGAGGTAGAAGATAAGATTGAAGAGGTATTTAGTGATGAGGTAGAAGGAGTAGTATTTTCTACAGTCCATAAGGCCAAAGGTCTTGAGGCAGACAACGTATATATCCTTAATCCAGAGCTAATGCCTAGCTCTTATGCCAGTGAAACCTGGGAATTGCAACAGGAAGAGAATATCGAGTATGTAGCATATACTAGGGCTATGAAGACATTGACAATCGTAGTATAGTAGCAGGGAGATGTAAATGGAAGAGTTGTTAGAATTACAGAAGTTAGGTACTGAGAAGGGTTATATCCTTTACGATATATCATATAGAAGAGCAGGATGGGGTGTATTGTGGCACAAGGAAAATTCAAATCGTCCTCCTCCTGGTTATGACTGGCACAATGATCTAGTAGTCTACAAGTATTATCCCACTTTGCAGGAGATGGTCGAAGGTGAGATGAGTCGCCTACAGGAGTTGTAAAATGACGTTTGAAGAAGTACACGGGAAACTAGGCAAGTTTATCCATTATTTAGCATGGCGTAATGACAATGGTGCTCCTCTCATGGATCATGATGAGATAGTAGGAGAGTTGAATATAGAGTTGGTCAAGGGTTATCAAGCTTACAAAGATAGTCATCCAGATGATGAGCTAATCATGGTTCTGAAGAGGATGATGGATTATAGGATATCAGAGTTGATCCATAAATACTACGGTACGCACAGGAAGTTAGGTGTAAATGCTCTGAGTATAACCACTTATATTAGTGAAGAAAGTGATGATGTAAATGTGCAGACATTATACAAGTACCAATTTACCACTGCTGATGAAACTAATACGGTAGATCCTAGTCTGTTTGTAGAGAGTATGGATAGGGTGAGACAGGTATATGACAGTGTCGGTGATATTGCCAAGAGCATTTTGTATGCAGTCCTATGTGGTAATGGCTTATTGGAAGAGAATTTGAAGCTATCCGGTATACGTGCAAGTTATGTATTCAAGAACGGTGGTAGCGTGACAGTGAGACCACATCACTTGGTGAGTTCACTAGCTTTAAGTGAAAGGACAGTCAAAGAAGCAATCAATGAGATCAAACAGACATATACAAAGGTGCTAGAGAATGACTAAGTTGATATATCAGTCACATACTAATTTACCAGAGCCAATCAAAGGTATCCATAGGCTATTTAAGAAGAATGAATTACAAGGTATAGCCACTGAGTTAAGTCTAGAGTCTTTTAAGAGTATGAATGTCAGGAATCTAGTGCTAACCATAGCCAATAATCTAGAGGATGAAGGGATACCAGAGGTTGAGAATTGTAGTGATAGTTTATTCGAGTTCCTACTCAATACAAATTATATAGATGAAGATGGAGATGTGCAGGAACTAGAGATTTCCACAGGAGGTGGTGTAGAAGAGGAAGAGAGTACAGAGATTTTGGATGAGGATATACCAGAGTGCTTTACGTATGCAGACAATCGTGATCCTGCTTGTAACCGTTGTAAGTTGTATATAAACTGCTACGAAGAGCGTATATCATCCAGACCAAGGTGTTTTGGAAGAGAGTTCAGTTCACAGGCAGAAGAATGTCAGAATTGCCTAGAGTTTGCAGATTGCAATATAGTATCTTCACAGTAGGAAATGGTACTTTTGTACTACTTTGTGCTATTTTGCAAGAAATGTGTTATAATTAGCTTTAGGTTGTATTGGTTTATAGTATTATATGGAGGTAAGGTAGATGACTAAGGCAAAAGCAACACCTACTCGTAGACGTAGACGGCGAACCACTAAAGCGAAAGTGGAAGAGCCTGAAGTTGTAGACGAGACTGAGGAAGAGGAAGAGGTAAAAGCTCCTCCTAAGAAAGCTAGGCGCAAAAAAGCTCCTGCCCGGACTCGTAAAACCACTGCTAAGAAAGTGGAAGAAGAGGTCGAACCAGAAGAAGATGAGAATGTTGAGTTACCAAAATCTCTCAGCAGGACTTTAGATGGTCAGTTCTTGTTCGATTTGTTAGGCTCTATGGAGCAAGGTCAATCCTTAACCATTGTCCGTAAATCAGAGGATGAATGGGTTTTAGGAGTAGGCGGTGACGCTGTTATTGACTCTGTTACCAAGTTCAAACGTAATAGTGTGGCCTACTTTAAGGAAGTCTTATCACCCAAATATGTTGAATGGCATAGTGAGTGGCAAGAGATGGATTATGATGAAAAACTCGAAGCTGCTGATGATGCAGGGGCAGAGTGGGAAGAGCATGATGATGAGAGGGTCAACCTAATGAGGGCGACTTTAGCTTATCGTAAAGAAGCTGGTATTGAGAAATACAAAGCTGAATATAATAGTCCGGCTGCTCGAAAGGCCATCGTATCATAACGATTTTTAGCTCCTAAGAGCTAATGCCTTACAAGGGCAGATATATACAAGAGGGATACTACACGGACAAATGGTAGTATCCCTCACTTCATTTTTATAGATTACATGCAAATTTACTATGTTTTTGTTGGTTTAAGCGGGTTTCCATCTTATGGGTCATTTGCTATACCCTTATAGGGATTTGTACTGAAAAACTACGTTTTTGTACGGCTAACGGCTTGTTTATAAGTATATCGTTCTATAAGTAAGAGGATATTATTATGATCCAAGTGATTTGTGAGGCATGGCTGATAATGTGCGGGGGTGCATTAGTACAACCAGTAACGAATTATCCGGCTGTTATGGTAATATACGATCCAATATTAGGAGGAATCAACTGTGATGAAGATTGTACGACAGTTGCTATAGGTCCACTACTTGATGAATATTGGTATCAAGCAGGTGCATGTCATCCAAACCTATTAGGAGTAGAGATATATTTTCCTGTTATCGACTTTACCATGAAGTGTGTAGATAATGGTGGCAAGGTGACTGTACTATGGAACGAATATTACCAACAAGAGGTAGTCTATTTTGATGTTCTATGGAGTGCAACTAATCCTCCTTATTGGTTATATTGGTTGCTAGATGATTGGCAGGTCATGTGGTATAACGATTGATCTTGCAAGTTTAGAAAGGTAAGGAGAGATCAAGAATGAGTGCAGTAGGTGAAATGTATTGTTATGGAAAGAAAGATGACCCGATAGAGGTTATAGAAGAATGTGAGGGGCGTTTCCATGAGAAATACGGATACTATCCTGAGTATGTAGAATTAAGAGAAGGTAGTATAGATGATGACTATGGCATAGACTTGCCTATTAGATTCAGAAGTAATATTCCTACACAACATTTTGTATTAGGTCCAGTTACTCATAGTGATTTTATTGATAGAGATCCGGTGATAGCACCAGAAGAAAGGAGTCCAGTTGTATGAGTGAAGATACTAGATTTACAGACCTGAGTGATACGCTTAAATTAAGTAAGGGCAGTGCAGGCCATATTGCGATATTTAACTTAATAGCTAATCAGTTAATTACGTACCATTGCAACCAGGAGCAGACATATGAACTATCCTTTTCCAAGAGAGGAGAGATAGGTGTATGGATGAATCTTGGGCGTAAGGTGGATCGGCTAGATCCTATAGCAAAGAACTTATTTAGTGAAGAAGGTAATAGACATCCTCTGTTAGTAGATGTCCTAGTCGATATGGCTATATATGCTGTTAAGTGGTTAGCAGTTATATATGAGATACGTCCTGAGGATCTTCAGAATTGGGTGGCGACCACATATGCCACTGCTATGCACGTGCCGCCAGAACATGCACTAGAGAGGTTTAAGTTGGAAGATGTACCTGTGACAAATCCTGATGACTTTGCACCAGATAATCCATCAAGATATCAATTGCTGCATCCGTTAAGTGGGGATATAGATGAAGTAGAAGCAGTAAAGGAAGAGATGTTTAGTGCGTTTGAGGCATATGCATTTCAGTTAAATAAAGAGGTACAGCAGTTATCAGATGAAGAGAAAAGAAAAGTGCTTGATATGTACTTCCAAGTTACTACTGGTATAATAAATGAAGAAGAACCAGGTATAGATACAAGATCAGCAGTTACCAACGAACTAACCAGGATGATTACAGAAGCAGCTAAAGATGAAGATAGAGAAGAACTCTAATTGCGATAAGTGTAACCTTTTCCAAGGTTGCTATAATCCATGGATGCAGTCGTCTGGTTCAGATGATCCTGTCATATTGGTTGTAGGTGAGGCTCCTGGTGAGGCAGAAGATGAGCAGGGATTACCATTTGTAGGTAGATCAGGTAGATTGCTTAGAGATGCTCTGAGTGATGTTATAGATATAGGTAAATTAGGGTTAGATGATATCACAGATATGGTCAGGTTTACCAATATAGTGAGATGTAGACCACCTAATAATAAAATAACAGCCAGAGCCATAAACTATTGCAAACACTATGTAGAAGAAGAGATAGAACACTATCAACCTGACTTAGTACTCCTGTTTGGTAATAGTCCTCTCAAGGCATTACTAGGAGAGCAGGGTATAACTACCTGGAATGGAGTGGTAGTTAAGAGGGATGATGCTATATATGTACCTCTTTTCCATCCTGCATATATCTTGAGGAACAATTTAGCTATGGGAACATGGCTAGAAGGTATGGACAAAGCAGTAGAAGCACTAGTGGATGAGGATGAAGAGGAAGGTAATAACTATGAACATCCATTGACTATTAAAGAGGTTAAGGAGATGCATGACTTCTTACAAACACAAGAGGTCATAGCGTATGATACAGAGACCACATCACTAGATCCATTTGATTCTAAAATAGTAGCTGTGTCATTTAGTGGTGGTGACCGGACATTTTCACTGCCAGTGAGACATTCAGACCATTGGACATATAAGCAACTAGAGACAGTTTACTTTTTACTGAGAAGTATACTACACTCTCATACCAGTAATATTATAGGTCATAATATCAAGTTCGATCAGCAGCATACGCGATCTGAGTTAGGAGGATCAGTAGAAGATGACTTTGAGTTTGAAGCTGGTGGCGATACAATGCTGCTCAGTCATATGCTAGACAGTAGGAGAGGTATCCATTCACTGAAAAGATTAGCAGGGCTGCATCTAGAGATGTATGATTATGATAAAGGATTAAATGACTATATTAAGGCTAATCCAGAAGCCAACCCGGCTAGAGAAGGGAATTACGGAAATGTACCACTAGACATATTATTACCATATGCAGCTATGGATGCAGATGCAACTTACAGGTTACACCAACATATGTACAAAGAGTTGTCAGACAAGCAGGTTGGCTTTTACCATGATGTTTTGATACCTGTTAGTAATGCTCTATCCAGGGTAGAATACAATGGGATATCCATTGATGACTATATAGCATGGAGATACAATATCATCTACTCAGAACGACAAGAGGAGTTGTATGATGTGATATCCAATGAGCCTATGGTAGACAGGACTGTTAGGATTTTACAGGCTAAAGCAGATGATGATATCATATTTGACATTACAGATAAGTTTGATGTTAGTGTGAAGAATATATCCATTAATCCAGATGTTATAAATTATACTACTGCTGAAGGTAGAAATGGCAAGAGGAAACGCAAAATTATAGAGTTCAATCCTAATTCACCTGTTCACTTGAGAACATTGTTTTACGGTGTATACAATATGCCTGTCCTGGAAAAGACTGATACAGGATTACCAACAACTAAAGCTAGTGTAATGACTCAACTGATAGGTGATTATCCAATCATAGATGATGTCAGATATTTTAAGCTGCTAGGTAAGATGTTGAGTACCTACATACGTCCTGCTGCTACAGGTGAGTGGTACAGCAGTGATAAGAGAGTCAGGTCTAACTACAATTTACATGGTACAGTGACAGGTAGGTTAGCCAGTGTAAATCCCAATTTACAGAATATTCCTACTCCAGAGAAGGAGCCAGGGACGTTATTAGAGATATTACCAGTAAAGAATCTATTTACTACCTCTTATCCAAACGGTGTCCTGATGTCCTCAGACTATTCAGGGATGGAACTAAGGGTGTTTGCTAGTCTATCAGACTGTATAGCTATGCTAGACATTCACAGGAGAGGAATAGATTTCCATTCAGTAGTAGCACTCATGGTTAGTGAAGGTTTGATGTTAGACAATATAGATGATGAGTATGTAGCATGGTTCAAGGTTAACAAGAAACCAGTCAGGTATATATACAAGTGGACTAATTGGACATTACTCTATGGTGGCGATGAATACACATTGCACAAGATGTATGGTATTCCATTAGATGAGGCTAAAGAAGCAGTAGATATGTACTATGACAGATTTCCAGAGGTGTTAAGGTATAAAGATGAGTGTGTAGACTTTGCTACTACCTTTGGTTATATAGAATCTCCATTTGGCAGAAGGGAAGCACTACCATATATCCAAGATTTATCAGATAGAAATGTAGGAGAGAGAAGGAAAGCTATCCGGTCGGCTGTTAATATGCCAGTGCAGTCAGCAGCTAGTGATATACTCCTGTGTGCTCTTATAGTTATAGATGACCTGATTTATCAATTCGATTATAAGACTAGAATAGTCAATACAGTCCATGATAGTATAGTATTAGATGTACCACCAGAGGAGATAGATGATATTGCCAATATCTGTGTAGACGTAATGGAAGGGATAATTGAGTATGCTGGTGAGTATATGCCTAGTGTAGACTTCTCTTGGTTAACATGTCCACTAAAGGCTGATATAGAGGTAGGAACACATTACGGTACAGAGATTCCTTATGAGATATGGATAGAAGATAATGGATGAGAAGATAGAGAGTTTGTTGCTAGAGGTCGAAAAAGAGTTAGAAGTCTTGAAAAGACCCGATTTAGCCATGTTAATAACGATAGTCAGAGTAGCTGAGGCTTGTGGTATGGCTAGAAGGCTACTTGATGTAGTAAGGCCATTTTATAATAACGAGATTCCTTGGGTAGGTGCTAGTAAGCAGGAGGATGAGGAGATTCAGAAGTGGGTGGAAATAGTTTTAAACCGGAGAGAGTAATGGATAAACCAGAAGAGCCTAAATGCTGTGAACTATTACAGATAAAGAAGGATGTCTATGCTCATCAGCAGTCATGTAAGGATTACCAAGCGGGTGAGGATGCAGACAAGTTAAGAAAGGCTCTCAAGGGGGTAGAGTTAGGTTGGTGGTCAGATACAGTATTAGAGAAACATCCTAATAGACAAATACTAAATATGACTAAGAATGGTATTTCCAAAGGTCATATATGGAAAGATCCAAAATATGTTGACCTGCCTGATGACCATCCATTTAAGGAGTATGAAAACTCTGTAGTAGTGGAGTGGGTATTACCTGGAGTGACGTTATTATTAGCTAGAGGGCATACTATAAATCCAATGACTCGTAAGCCTATGTCAGTGTATGCAGTACAAGAGATAAAGAAGAATGATAAAAGAAAACGTAAAGTCAAACCAAAATTTAGGAGATAATCTAGGGGCAGTTATAATTAGTGGTAGGAAGTTTCGTATCTCTGAGCTATTTCGTATAGATGAATATGATTTAGATACAGAGTTTAGGAATCAGGCTGCATGGTATGCCTTCTTTGCCAAGGAACTAGCAGAAGCAGATTACCAATTAGCTAGAGCCAAGGTTAACAAGGACAGGGTATATGCTAGTTGTGACTTGGACTATCGTGCAGATTACCAACATGATGACATCAAGTACACAGAAGCTATTATCAGGTCTGAGGTTATGTTAGACAAGGCATACAAAGAAGCTAGAGAAAATGAGGTCGAAGTACAGAGATATTATAATATATTGAAATCAATAGTAAGTGCTATGGATCAGAGAGCTAGTATGTTGATTTCCTTAGGAGCGCATAGACGTGCTGAGTTTGAAATGACAGGATTGCATATAAAAGATCAGGAATTTAAGAAAGCAGTAGAGGATACTAAGAGAACGATTAGGAAGAGGAGGAAGGGCTAGTTTAGTATAACAGACAAGCTCCTTACAGATTAACTTGTCTAAGAGGATTCGCTCTAGTAAATAAACAATATCGGGGTAAAAGTGGACTAATAGTAGGGATAGTACGAGATTTATGCGGCACTCGCACACTGGCAACTACCCTATATACGGCTGAAAGAGAGTCATAGTCAAAGGTGAATTCCAGCCACCGAAGCGGATCACTCTAGTTCTTATTACTATATTACCGTATTACTATATTACTAGGAGATGTAAAGATGGCAAAGAAAAAGGCAAGCCGTAAGGCAAAGCTAGAAAGGATCAGAGAGAAACTAGCTAATACAGATTTAGGAGGCAGTAGCGGGTTTTGGAGTCCAAAACAAGGCTCGAATACAATCCGTATATTACCAGAGATAGGTGATATGGACTACTTTTTCCAAGAAGTAGGACGTCACAATATATCTGAGGGTAAATATGCATATTGTCCATCCTTTACTTCTGATAGTGAATTAGATTGTCCGATATGTGAGATAGTCCAGGAACTGTATTCAGCAGGTGACAAAGCTTCTCGTAAATTAGGAAGTACACTGAGGGTAAGAAAGATGTTTTGGATGAATATTGTTGTCAGGGATGGTGACAGTGTTCAAGGTCCATTTATCTATACTCCTGGTGTGACTGTGTTCTCTTCCATAGCTGCTTTTATCAATGATCCTGACTATGGAGATATATATGATTTAATAGAGGGTACAGACATTACTGTTGAACGAGAGGGTACAGGCTTTAATACAGAATATCAGGTCATCCCTAGAAGATTTCCAAGTGAGTTAGAAGATGCAGATGGTATATTGGAAAAGGCTAAAGATCTGTCCTGGGTAGAAGTCAGTGATGATCCAGAAGAGGATTCAGAGTTATCAGAGGGTCATGCTGTGTATGTATTGCCATATGATCGACTAGTTGAAGAGTTCGATTTGGATATGGATGTAGAGGATATTGTAAGTGATGATGAGGATGATGATGAAGATGAAGAGGACGATCATCCTGTCAAGAAAGAAGTCAGACGTAGACGACGTAGACGGCGGTAAGATATCCAATAGTAGGCTAGGGGTTTAGAAATAGGCTCCTAGCCTAATCTTATTTAAGTGATTCTTTACCAGAGGTATCTTGAGCAAGCTAAACTCTGGGGCAATAACTTCAGAGAGGCGATCCTAGGATTGAACTCAGGGCAATAAAATTTAACCATTCTAGAAACGGTTTTATGGATTGGGATCTGGGAAATATACCTTAAATCCTACCTCTGGTAAAGAGCTACTTAAAAATGACAAAAGAAATGACATATCAGGAAAAGCGTTTTTACGATAATGCTGTAACCGCTGTATTAGAGGACGCACACAAGCACAGAGAAATGAGACCCGCTATGTCTACGTTGCTTGAAGAAATAGCAGAGGCTATATTAGCCTCACGCGGAAAACATGATGACCCACTGGAATTAGAAATCGTTCAAATAGGGGGTATTTGTATCAATATTTTGTGGCAACTATATAGCAAACACATAAGCCACGTTAATAATATTGGTACTAAAAGCCATTCTTGGGGGAAATAGGAGATAAAATGGTAAATCATGCAATAAGGGATAAGTTAGATGCACAAGCACAGGTATGCTACAGGCTTTCTAGCATACTGCGCAAACACGATCCTGTTCTTAGTAAGTACATTGAGGATATTGGTAAAGCCTACCAAGCTAATGATGCAGTGGCAAAGCTACGAACAATGCGCCTAATCGAGCAACATTTAGCAAGTATTCCAGCCGTCGCCATTAGGAGATAGGAATTACTTGGAAATAGTACACTTTTCAGATCTTCATATAGGTGTAAACGATCAGCTTGATGATCCTCTAGATATGTTGGATTGTATGGTAGAATACACAGAGGATATCCAAGCTGATCTTGTCGTGTTTGCTGGTGATGCATATCACAGGCATGATCCTAACTATGTCTATAGGGATGAGTTTGCTATGAGGATAGAGGACTTATCCAATACATGTCCGGTAGTTCTAGTTCCAGGCAATCATGATCAGTCTACTGCTAGGAGAACAGGTATAGATAATTCACTAGACTTAGGGATATTCAATACGTATACTACTGTAATATCTAAGTCATTTTTGATAGAAACTAAGAGTGGAAATGTCCATGTTGCATGTTTGCCATATCCCTCTAGGACTCAGTGGTTAGATCATATGGATGTGCATAAGAGGAGTCCTCAGGAATTATCAATAGAGGTAACTGCTCAGGCTATAGATTTCATGTCGTGGGATATTAACAGGTACAAGTGTGTATCTATTCTAGTAGCTCATTTAGAACCTTACACACAGATATCCATTAATGATCTTAGGGGTTGGGATTATGTGGCATTAGGTCACAAGCATAAATATCATGAGTTAGCCAAGAACATAGTGTACTCAGGCAGCTTAGGTGCAGTGTATGGCATAGAGAAAGGTACTAAGGGATTCTGCCATGTTACTATTTCCAATGATCAGACAGACTATCAATTTGTAGAGGTAAAGTAATGTCAATCCAAGATATGATTGATGCTCTTAATGAGAGTGGTAGTGCTAAGGTTACATTCCTGAGTGATGATGACTCCCCATGTATTATCCATGAGGTCATGTCTACAGGATGTTTAGCTCTAGATTCAATCCTAGGAGGAGGATTACCAGTAGGACGTATCACAGAGATATACGGGGATGAGTCAACAGGTAAGAGCCTGATAGCAGCACATGTAGCAGCAGAAGCACAAGCGAAAGGTCATACAGTCCTGTATGTCGATACAGAGAGTGCTGTTTCCATTGACGTAATGAAGCAATTAGGGGTAAATGTAGATACTATATTATACGCTGTTCCAGATACACTAGACGGTGATGACGGTGTTTTCCAATTAATAGAGAATGCAATTATAGTCAAGCAAGAGACTAATCCAGATGGCCTACTATTTGTAGTTTGGGATAGCATAGCTGCTACATCTGCAAAGAAAGAGATAGAGAATGAATATGGTAAGGCTACATATGGCAGACATGCACTGTTAATATCTCAAGGATTACGCAAACTGGACAAGCTGATATCCAAAGATAGGGTTTGTGCTCTGTTCCTAAACCAGACTAGGCAGAGATTGGATGTTATGTACGGTGATAAGACAGCTACATTTGGTGGTAAGGCAGTGGCATTTTATTCATCCATTAGAGTGCAGCTAAAGCATGCTAAGAAAATCAAAGAGGGTAAGAAGATTATAGGAGAGGATATAATAGCTAGTGTAGTTAAGAATAAAGTGGCTATGCCATTTAGGAGAGCAACACTACCAGTATATTTTGGATATGGTATAGATGATGCAGGTGCAGCACTTTTGTATCTCAAGGATACAGATTACATGGATGTAAAATCAGGTGGTAACTATGGGTTGCATATATCCATTGGTGAAGTCAAGTTTAAGAAACTAACATGGGATGACGTATTCGATAGGTATTATGATGAGATAGCACAGATGATCCTAGATGACGAAATTACTTAGTGATTACCAAATGACAGATGAAGAGCTACTCAGGTGTATAAACGATATGTTGAGCACTAGTTATGATAAGCTCAGTAGAGTACCACTGGATGCTTTGAGGAGGGTATGGATTATACTAGAGATAACATACTTGATAAATACACATAATGTCAAGGTGTTTATGTGCGAAGCAGAGGATATCCATGACACTGCTAATAATTGATGGCAACAACATGGCTCATAGGGTTAGACATGTGTTCAGTTTAACCAATCCAGATGGTACAGACGTCAGTGTGACCTATGGGTTTATGCATAATATCAAGGCTTTATTCAACAAGTTTCATCCTACTGCTTGTATAGTGGCTTGGGATGGTGGCATACCAAGATTTCGTAGGGAAGTTGTACCATCATATAAGGCTAACAGGACTAGAGATGATGAAGATGATTATGCGAACTTTATCCGGCAACTACAAGAGTTAGCTACAGTAGCACTACCATCAGCAGGTATATTAAACGTCAGGCGTAGAGCCATGGAAGCAGATGATATAATGTATCAAGCTGCATTTATGGCTTACATGGCATTTTATGAAGAGGTTATTATTGTCTCAGGTGATGAGGATATGTTCCAGGTTATAACTATGGAAGATGTCTATGTTTATCATCCAGGTAAGAAGGCTATTATAGATGAGGATTATATAGAGAAGGAGTGTGGTGTATCAGTCAAGGACTATGTTCATTGGAGAGCCTTACAGGGAGATACTAGTGATAATATCAAGGGTGTTCCTGGCATTGGTCCTAAGAGAGCTACAGAATATTTCCAAAAATACAAGTCATTATCAGGTATAATCAATGCTGCTCATGGTGCTAATCCTAGAGGTGAGATAAGTGGTAAGATAGGTCAGAATATAAGAGATTTTGGTATTGAGAACTTGGCAAAGAACGTTAAGGTCATGGCTCTTTGGGCAGACAGGACAGGAGCTAGGTTAGCTATTATAGAGGAGTTAGAATATTACCAAACAGCCAATGTGAAGGCATTGAAGGACTATCTGTTTGGTAATGTATTTATCAGTCTTATGGAACCAGACCTGTACAAGAATGTACGAGTATTAGAGGAGCCAAGATTATGCACAGCACCTTTAAGAACACCAGTTATATGTGAACAGAGATTTCCAATAGAGGAGTGATTGATGTTGCCTAGATTCTATCGCAATTGGACGGGCAAATTCTATTGGGTATGGCCCATGTGGACACGTTTGAAATATATCCTGACTGGTAATTGTGGTTATGAATGTGGAATGACGTGGTTTAAGGATTTGAGTGGGAATCCTATTCAACAGTTTGTACCTGAAGCTGATTGTTCAGTACATGACAGGGCGAAAGAGGAGTAATTAAGATGTACAATAACAATATACGAGTCGGAGGAGAAATTGAAAGAGCATTAGAGGATGGTGTAATTACCATTGAAGAGGTTCAGAAGATCCTAGAGGCTTACAGTTTTGATATACAGTGGAATAATTCTATCATTGAGGATACCCTCTCTGAATATGGTTATCGTGTTAGGCTTAATGAAAATTATCTCAAAGGTTTAGAGGAAGTATCCAAACCTAAGAAAAGGTTTACACGTCCTGAGATAGGATCAAGGACTAGGCAAAGGTTGGTATGGTTATCCATTGTGGCACCTGCTGCAATGGTTTCCTTGTATAAGCTATTTTTAGTAGGAGTAGTGAAGTGAAAGTAATAAAACCACCAAGTGAAGTAATGTATCCAATGTCAAAACTTTATAGTGTGTTTCTAGCTGGTAGTATTGAAATGGGGAAAGCTGAGAACTGGCAAGATAAGGTAGAGAAGGCACTGAGTGATGTTGTTGGTATCATTATCAATCCCAGAAGAGATGATTGGGACAGTTCATGGGAACAGACATTGGAAAGCCCTCAGTTTGTAGAACAAGTAGAATGGGAATTAACAGGACTAGAACGTTGTGATTCGATTATGATGTACTTTGATCCTGATACTATAGCACCAATTACCTTAATGGAGTTTGGACTGTATGCTAGGTGTTCTAGTAGAAAACTGAAGGTATGTTGTCCAGAAGGATTTTGGCGCAAAGGAAATGTAGATATTGTGTGTAGAGAATATGGCATACAACAATATTCAACAATAGAAGCCTTGATTGATCGTATTAGAAGAGAAGCTCAACACATAGCTTTAATAGCTATAGCAGATTAAGATGATTGTCACAGGGATCGATCCGGGTAAGCAAGGTGGTATTGCCTTCATGGATGAGGGTAAGAACTGTCTGGCATATCCATTACCACAGGTGAATGGCAAGGTTGATGTTGGCAAGTTACAAGAGCTAATATTAGAGTATTATCATAGTTGGTTATCAAAGCATCATAGTTGGTTATCAAAGCATCATAGTTGGTTATCAAAGCATTTTACATTTGAATATAAAGCGTTTATAGAGATACAACAGGTTAGAGGTGGGCAGAAGGGACAATTTGGTATAGCTGAGAATTATGGTAGGATCACTGCTATACTAGACTTGTTAAGTATCCAAATAGAGGAGGTTCGTCCAGTCGAGTGGAAGGGTATGTTACCACCTAGAGAAGAGGGAGAGACTGACAAGGACGTATCAATTCAGTATTGTCTTGACCTGGAATATAAACTTCCTACTTTGAAACCTAAAGGTAAAAAGTTGCATGATGGTATTGCTGATGCTATTTGTATTGCGTTGTATGGATGGGAACAGATTGAATCTCCTGAATGATATTCGATTGCGATTACGTAACGGAGTTGGCGGGGGAATGGTTATTCTCTAAAGATAATGATATCTTAGAGGAGATTATTGAGGAGTCTATAAACCTAGCAGAAGTTATTGCATCGAAATATCCAAGGGAGTACAAGGATGATATGGTACAGGAATGTCTTATAAAGATTCCTGCCGCACTAGGTAATTTCAATCCTGATATAGCTATATTACACTTTTACCTGTCCTCAGTATTTTCAAACTGTTGCAATACCTACATAAGCAAAGAGAATAGAGAATACAGACTGGCTGCTGTTCTAGAACAGGTATTTGAGCCTGTAAAGCTTGACTTTGATTATGAGGATGACATCATAAAAAATCTTATAATCAGAAATAGAGAGAGATTTCCAACTATACCTGTAGACATCTTAGATGATGCTACGATATATGTGTTTGATTGTATAATAGATGGGGTATATGGTAAAGCTAGAGGAGCTATAGCCAATATGATGAGAATGTACAGTCTCAAAAGGAATATTGCTACTGTACTTTACCATAGTACACTAATTCATATCAGGACGATGTACGAAGGTTATTCTAAGATCACTGATAATGAGCCTGATGAGTTTTCATTGTTACCAGAGCTTAGAGAGGTATTAGGAGAAGAAGCTTATGGTAGGATTACCATTCTGTTTAGTGGATTGTATTTTAGGGTGCCATGAGGGTTTTGGTAAATATTATTGACGGAGGTGACTATAATGGGTCATAGAATATTTGGAAAAGAGATTATACCAGCAGAGCATATTACCCTTATTACTCCTAGCGATACTGCCATTATAGATTTTGCAGGAACTCCTATGGCAACCAGGGGTATTTCCATTGCGGTTGCTGGTGCGTTGCGAGTTCTCACAGTTAATGATGAAGATGTAATAATTCCCGCTGATACTTTAGCTGCTGGAATTATCCATCCCTTAGCAGTCAAGAGAGTTTATG